TCACGGCAGGCGGTCTGCGGAGCAGGCGCACGGGCGTCGCGGGTGGGTCAGGCCGGACGGGACGCGCGAGGCGGGCACCGAGGGCGCGGTTGCGCGTCCCTATGTGCAAAACCTGCAACGACACGGCGAGGGGGGAGGGCCGGGTCGATCCCTGCGGGTATTGCCCCACACCCCCGCGCCTACCACCGCGTGAACGCCTGCGGAATAACGGGAGGGTCTGCATGACTGGAGAGCGAGCGACAGCACGAGGCGGATGGCGCAGCCGGATCGTGGGCGAGAGCGAGGTGCCCCCCGCGGACCTGGTCGCTAATCCACTTAACTGGCGCACGCATCCCAAGCGTCAGGTCGACGCACTTGGCGGCCTACTGGGCGAGGTCGGCTGGGTGCAACGGGTCATTGTCAATCGCACGACGGGGCACGTCGTTGACGGACATGCCCGCGTCGCGCTCGCGACGACCCGGGGCGAGGCGACGGTGCCGGTGGTCTACGTAGAGCTGACGCCGGAGGAAGAGAGACTGGTGCTTGCCAGTCTCGATCCTATCGGCGCGCTTGCAGGATGCTCACGGGAGGCGCTTGATACGTTGCTGACGGACGTCACAAGCGATGACGTGACGCTGCGTTCAGTGCTTGATGACTTGAGACTTACCTCAGGCATTCTCGACATCGAGGACTACGCTCGCGTTACCGAAACAGCCGATCAGCATTACGAGCGTATTGTGGTTGATCGTGTCGAGAGTGAAATCGCGGAACGGTGGCACCAAGCCTTCAGAGCTGCTGAGGGCTCTGACAACTCGCAGCGTGTTGCGTGGCTCCTCGCTAAGGTGAATCCGACAGTCCAATGAGCAAATGGGATATCGGACTTCTGCTGAGTTATTACTACCATCGCAATGACGAGTTAGGAGCATGGATTCTGCAAATGACGCGGGGCGCAGGCGCGGACGTGTTGCTGGATTCTGGTGCTTTTTCAGCGAAAGCCAGCAATGTAAGCGTTGACATCCACAGTTATCGGCGTTTTCTACACTCCAATAAATCAGCACTGCTCGGATATTTCACATTAGATGTGATAGGAGATCACGTCGGAACTGAATCCAATACGCGGTTGCTGGAGGACGATGGACTGACCCCCATTCCATGCTTTCACATTGGCTCACCGTGGTTAGTCTTGGAGCGAATGCTCGGACGTTACCACTACATCGGCCTGGGGGGTATGGTGCCGTACAGCTCTAACGCTAGCGTTCTGAATCCGTGGCTACACAAGTGCTTTGACATGGCGCGACATCATTACGGCTGTCATCGAAAGATTTATCATGGTTTAGGCATGACATCAACCGGCAGATTGCGACAGTGGCCGTGGCGCAGCGTAGACAGCAGCAGCGTGCTGACAGGGATTAGGTACGGGAGCACAATGGTTTACGAGCAACGCACTGGAAAAATGAGGGCAATCGCGCTGCACGATCCAAGGCAACTCAGGCTGCACGCGCCAGCACTAAGGAGCTGCGGCGTAGATCCGCACCTGTTTGCTCGACGTGCTTCGGCAACCAAGCAGGCCCTGTTGCAGGCGGGAGGCGCGTCATTGAGAGCGGCACTTGCTGACGCGCACGCTCGTCACCGATCCCTGGGGTATTCGTCTCCCGACACGCGACTTTTCGTGGCAGGAAGCAACGTGGACTTTATGCACATTGAGGAGGGGGCGCAAATGTGGTTGGCTCAGCATGAACACTGAACAGAGGGCGGTTTGCGTCGTTTCTGGCGGGCTGGACTCGGTGACGCTGGGATACGAGGTTGCCCGGCAGTACAAGCACAGTACGTGGCTGACGTTCGACTACGGCCAGCGTCATCGCCGAGAGGTCGAGTGCGCCGCACGGTGCGCGCGCCAGATTGGCGCGAACTGGCAGCTGGTGGACGTTTCCGCCATCGGGCGATTGATGACGGGCAACGCGCTAACAGGCGCGGTTGCGGTTCCTCACGGTCACTACGAGGACGACACGATGCGGTTGACCGTGGTGCCAAATCGGAACGCCATCATGCTGGCAATCGCGTTCGGGGTGGCATCCACACTCGGGGCAGGGATTGTCGCGACCGCCGTGCACTCAGGGGACCACGCGATCTACCCCGACTGCCGTCCGGAGTTTGTCGAGGCATTCGCAAGCATGCAGTCGCGATCCCTTGAGGGCCTGCATGCCCCAGCCTTGCATGCGCCGTACGTCGGCCTGCGGAAGCACGAGATCGTCGCGCGCGGCGCTTCATTGCAGGTGCCGTTCGCCCTCACGTGGTCCTGCTACGAGGGCGGCGACGCGCACTGCGGTCGTTGCGGAACCTGTGTCGAGCGACGCGAGGCCTTCACGATGGCCGGCGTAGTCGACCCCACTGTCTACGCGGAGGCGTAAATGATTGCGAATGCGCTGGTGTTCGTTGCTTACTTGCTGACCGTGCCGGCGGCGAACTGGATGCTGAGCAATGTTGGCGTGCAGCTTGAGCCGGACGGCCCGCACCTGATCCCGGTCCTGCCGGGCCTGCTGGCCCCGTCGGGGGTGCTGATGATCGGGGTCGCGCTTTACCTGCGGGACGCGGTGCAGGACCGGATCGGGGTGCGCGCAGCGCTCGCTGCAGTCGCGATTGGCGTCGCCATGTCATGGGCACTGGCGTCGCCTTTCCTCGCGATGGCCTCGGCGGCAGCGTTTGCCGTGTCGGAGACGCTCGACTTGCTGGTGTACACGCCGATCCGATCGCGAGGCTGGCGCCCTGCTGCGATCCTCGCGTCGGGCGCGGTTGGGAGCGTGGTCGATTCGGCTGCGTTTCTGATGATTGCGTTTGGCAGCCTCGACTACCTGCTCGGGCAAGTGGCGGGCAAGATGCTGATCACCGTAGCGGTGGCGTCAGTGATCGCAGTCGCCGAGCGTGTGACACCACCTGTCGTCGCGGTTGCAGAGAGCTAACGTGACGACGCGCGCGCCCGGGGGAGGGCGGAAGCCCCAGCCGACGGCGCTCAAGCTGCTCCGGGGCAACCCGGGGCAGCGGCCCATCAACGACGCCGAGCCGCAGTTCCCGGTGCGCCTGCCGACGCCGCCCGCGCAACTGTCGGCCCCGGCGAAGGCGATCTGGCGACGCGAGGGGCGAAGGCTGGTGCAGGCGGGCGTATTCACGATCGCTGATGCCCCGGCCTTCGCGGCGTGGTGCCAGTCGTACGCGCGGTGGCTGGAGATGGTCGAAATGCTGAACCGCACCGGCCCTATCCTGCGCGTGGAGGAGGCCCCGGGGTTCAGGATCAACCCGCTCGTGTCAGCGGTGCGCGACGCGCAGGCGGACTTCATTCGCGCCGGCGTGGAGTTCGGCTTGACCCCGTCCTCCCGCAGTCGGGTGAAGGCGACCCTGCCAGCGAGGACGACCAGTGATGGCGAATGGTGGGAGGCAAGTGGCTGACCCCGCGCAGCGAGTGACCCGATTCGTCAGCCTGCTGCGCCAGTCCAAGGGGCAGTGGGCCGGGCAGGTGATGGAGCTGCTGCCGTGGCAGCAGGAGCTGGTCAGCACGCTCTACGGCACGCTGCGGGACGACGGCGAGCGCCGGTACCGCACTGCGTACGTCGAGGTGCCCCGAAAGAACGGCAAGAGCTCAATCGCTGCGGCGCTGGCGCTGTATCACCTGGTGGCCGACGGCGAGGCCGGGGCCGAGGTGTACCTGGGGGCGGTCGACCGCGACCAGGCCTCGATCGTCTTCGGGATCGCGGCGGACATGGTGCGCCAAAACAAGGCGCTGGCGGCGCGGTTGCAGGTCGTGCCGTCGACGCGGCGCATCGTCGACCCTCGGGCGTCGTCGGTGCTGCGGGTGATCGCGTCGGACGCCGCCGGATCGCACGGTTTCAACGCGTCGTGCGTGATCGCGGACGAGGTGCACGCGTGGCCGTCGCGCGAGCTGTGGGACGTCCTCCAGACCTCGATGGGGGCGCGACGCCAGCCGTTGATGATCGGGATCACGACGGCGGGGTTTGAACAGAACAGCCTCGGCGGGCAGCTGCACGAGTACGCCGAGCGGGTGCGGGATGGCGTTGTGGACGACCCCTCGTTTCTGCCGGTGCTGTACGGCGCCGCGCCGGACGAGCCGTGGGACGACCCCGCGGTCTGGCGACGGGCAAACCCGAGCCTCGGGCACACGATCACCGAGGAGTACCTGGCCGGCGAGTGCGCGCGAGCGAAGGCGGTGCCCGCGTACGAGAGCGCGTTCCGGCGGCTGCACCTGTGCCAGTGGGTCAACCAGGAGACGCGGTACCTGCCGATGGAGGCGTGGTCGGACTGCGCCGGGGGTGTCACGCCGGCGGAGTTGGAGGGCGAGCTGGAGGGCGAGGTCTGCTACGGGGGCCTCGACCTGTCGGCGACGACCGACCTGACGGCGCTGGTGCTGGTCTTCCCGCGGGGCGACGGGACGTACGACGTCGTGCCCCGGTTCTGGCTGCCGGCGGACGACCTCAAGCGCCGGTGCGAGCGCGATCGCGTGCCGTACGACGTGTGGGCGCGTCAGGGGCTGCTGACGCTGACGCCGGGAAACGTCGTCGACTACGCGCACGTGCGCGCCGAGGTCAATGCGCTGGCGAAGCGGTACGTCGTCGGGGGCATCTCCTACGACCGATGGGCAGCGACGCAACTCGTGCAGGAACTCACCGCGGACGGCATCGACATGGCGCCGATGTCTCAGGGCATGGCCTCGATGGCAGCGCCGACGAAGGAGTTGCTGACGCTAGCCTTGGGGCGTCGACTTCGACACGCGAACCATCCGATCCTGCGCTGGCAAGCCGACAATCTCGTCGTCACGCAGGACGCCGCCGGCAATGTGCGTCCGGCAAAGCACAAGGCACGGCAACGCATCGACGGCATGGTCGCGCTCATCATGGGCATCGACCGTGCGTCACGCAATGCCGGGGCAGCGGTCAGCGTGTACGAGGAGCGGGGCATGTTGGTTCTATGAGCGAGATGACGGCAAGCCTCGTCGTTGACGTTGTCGGATTGGCGGGCGTGGCGCTGCTCGTGATCGGTGTCGGCATGTGGTCGATACCGGCTGCGTTGATTACCCTCGGTATTGTTGGTATTGTGATTTGGATCGGCGCACTCGGCGCGTCACGGAGATCGTCGCGATGAGCGTGATCGGGCGCGCGCTATTTGGAGCCGAACGTCGGTCGTACTGGTGGCCGCACATCGCACAGGCGATGGCTGGCACGGCCAACACGACGGGCAAGGCCGTCACGCCGCAATCGGCGGTGGGCAGCACTGCCGTGTGGGCGGCGGTTCGCATCATCAGCGAATCGATCGCGACGCTGCCGCTTCGGGTGTACGAACGTCGCGACGGTGGGCGCACGCTGGCAACCGAGCATCCGCTGTATCCGCTCCTG